TCCATAGAATAGTTTTCATAAACTTTAGTCACTTTCGCCTCTACGTCCGTTGGTGAATAACCTTTAACAAGTTTTTCTTCTCTCATCTTTTTGATTTTACCTGTATTCTCGTCAGGCATATCAGTTGTGATTTTTGCTACAAAATATTTTTCGTCCATAATTTAATTATTTACTCAAATAATCGTTTAATCTATTCATTAAGTCAAGAGATGCGTTTCCAGAATTCCCAACATGACGTTCAACTTGTCTTTGTTTTTCTTCATCCAAGTTCTCTTCAAAGTTAACTCTATCTGCGGGGTCTAAAAATAAATAAGCCCCTGGTGTCGATGGTGATGATACTAAGTCAAAACAAATTAATTCAAAATCATCTTGTACTTCGTTTTGATCTCCAACTTTTTTTAATGACCCTACTCCTCTTGAAGAGATTCCTAAAGTAACTCCCTGACGAAGATAATTTGCCGCTAAGTCACCTTTTGTTGATACAATACCTCTTTCGTGAAAACCAGGACTTGTAAGTAATTTCAACTTACCCAACAATATAGGACCTTCCCACCAAACATCTGTAATTGCGTGAGATACACGGTCCAAATCAATAAGTGAAGATTCAGGGTGGTTTAGTTCTGAAAGTGCCACACCTTTTTGTATCATTTTCTTATAATTTTCCGCCTCTCTCTTTAATATTTTTTCAGGGTATATTCTACCATTTCTATTTGGTGTGTCATACTTTTGAAGTACTGCGTAAAATTCAAATGGTTTTGAGTGATCAAGAAATGATTTATTTTCTCTAATTAAATCTAAATTTCGTCTTTCCATAGGATTTATGTACCCTGCATCATACTCCACTAATATACCTCGACCTGACTCTGTTGGTCCTAATATTTTAAGATCTTTCATAAATGTTTTTATCAATAAATACTAAACAGTTTCAGTTTGTTTTTTTATTGGTTTAAGATTACCATTTTTTGTAAGATAAAATTTAAAGTATTTGTTTTTTGTAAAAGATTCTGAATATATTTCTTTGATTAAATTTTTGACATATTTTTTTAATTTTGGTGACTTGAAATCCATGTGTTCTTTAAGATATAAGTTTATTTCTAAGTTCATAAAAGACTTCTTTTTTAATTGAAGTCCGCTTGTTCTAAGATCTAAATCTACAATAAATTTGTCATCAAAAAGTTCTTTGTTTAAATTATCATAGACTGAGTGTTTTACACTTCTTGTCATATTTAAAACAACTCTATTCCAATTTTCAATATCTTCCTTTGGTTCTACCCAAGTTTGTATATTTAAGTAAATTGATTTTAAGATTTGTGAATCGATAGTCCCATATTGGGATTTAAATGTGCGAAAACCATTTATTTTGCATGTTTTTCCTTTTTTCATATAATTTTTTCATACTACATAGGTTTATTTTTTATAATTTTAAACAATTATTATATTTATATCAACCAAGAAAAAATATGTTAGTAGTAAAAGTAGACAGTAAAGGTAATATCGAACGTGCTTTAAAAGAGCTGAAGGGGAAGGTTATAAAAACCAAACAAAACAAAATCCTTTTTGAAAGAAAAGAGTTTGAGAAGGATTCTGTGAAGAAAAGAAGAATTGTTCAAAAAGCAGTACACATTCAGAAATTTAAAAACAATATTTAAATATTTTCCGAAAGACTTTTTAGTTTAAAGTAGTTAAGTTCGTTAAATTCTTCAGTTGTTATTTTTTTAACGACTTGGTCAATTGTTTGCTTAGTTTCTTGATCTGAAGAATTCTTTTGATTTTCTAATTTTTCTAAAATTATTTTTTTAGTTTCTGAGTATTTCTCGAATAATTTTTCTTTTGGCGTGTTTAATATCTCCAACACTTCTTTTTGTTCTGACTCACTCAAATTAGAAATATATGACTTAATTGTTTTGTTTGCAACATTAGTCATAGTTTTAAGAGGTACATTTATAACTTCGTTCTCTTTTTTTACTTCTGTTTTTTGTAAATTTTCACAAATTACTTTTTTACTTTTAATTTTTGACTCAAGAGTCAAAAGACCTGTGGAAAAAAGATTATCAATATCAGAATATTCGTTATTTGATTTAACATGACCAACCCAAGAATTTAGTTCAGAAAATGTTTTTGGTGAAATTTTATTTAAAGTGTTTTCATAAATTGTAGTTACTTGATTCAAATATTCATTTGCAACATCTTCACTTAAACCTTTCTTTTGCGATAACTCATCGTACAAGTAAAACAATTTTGATACGTTTTTATTTTTCAAAACCAATTCTTTAAACACAAATAAATCTTTTTTTACTGAGTTTTTTGAATAGGATTCCGTTAAACACTTTTCAATTTTAGACTTTAATTCACCAAATTTCATTTTTATATTTTTCTAATAAATATCAACTAATTTTATTTATTTCATCTGTTTCCGTTTCAGAAGTTTCTTCATCATATTCATCTCGGTCAATCATTTCACCATTCCACCAATCATCACTACCGTACCAAGATATGAAATCTTCAACATCCTCTTCTTTATCTAAATAACTTTCGTAGGTGTTTTTCCAATATTCTCTAACATGAATAACCGCATATCTTTTTGTTATAATTTCATATTCATGTACTTTAGGTAATTTAATCTCTTCAGTCAAAAAATTTGGGTTTTCTCTGTATAACGCAAAAACAAATTCTAAATCTTGGGATTTAACATCTATTCCAATATCTTCAAAAATTTTTTTTATTAGTCTTTGATTCGTATGTGAAAACAAATCCCCACTATCTATGCCTTCATCCATTCTTCTAAGAATGAATTTCAAATTTTTTTGTGGTAATTTTTCTAATTTACTCATGACAATAAATATTACTCACCAAGAAGTTTAGATAACTGATCATCAATATCACCAAAAGATTGTGATCCTTTTGTAAAGTCCCAATACTCTTCCTCTTCAGATTCTGTTAAAATTTTTAAGTTTTTATTTATAGCTCTGTTTTCAGGAATTGGTGGTGCTCCTCCGGCCTCAGGTCCTGGCGGTGGTGGCGGTGGTGGCGGTGCTCCTCCTTCTGATTCACCACCTTCCTCAGCTGGTGGTGCTTCTGTAGATCCTGTAACAACACCATATAATTTATCAACATTATCAAACAGACCTGTATGAGTTATAATTGTTGCGGTATTATCAAGTTCAGAAGAAACCGCTCTTTCCATTCTAATTTGTTGCACATCAAGTTTAATTTCTTCATCACTAAACCCAAATATATGTTTTTTAGCCCAAGTTGCGGAAGTTGCTTGAATTGATTTAGGTATTTCGGCGACTAAATCTTTGTATAGTAATACTTTTTCTTTCCATACATCAATCATCAATAAATCTGCTTGTTTTGACGGATTTGTAAGTTGTAAGGTAAAATTTTCCAATTCATCTTCAAAACCCATCAAGAATAAGTGAATAATTGCAATTTTATTCATTTCTGCAATAACACTTTTTTGTATTTTGTTGATTGTTCTTGCAAATCTAATATCTAATAAAGATAAATTTTTACCATCACCTACAGGTTCCTCAAATCCAAGATATGCTTTTGGTATACGAAGTGCTGTAACAAGTTTCTTTTGAATATATTCAATATCTGCAATTTCTGATAAGTTTGTTCCTCCAGGTAATGTAGTTATTGGGTCAGGAGCTGCAACATCTCTAACGGGAACAAAGTAATCTTGGTCTACCGCCATTTGGTTGAATCGTAAATCAACGTTTCCTGTTTTATTGTCAACAACTTGTTCTCTTTTGAATTTGTTCGCAACTCTTTGTACGTATGCCTCAACATCTTTATCGTCCATGTTACCAACGAAGACTTTAAATATTCTTCTTTCAGGTGCTCTTGATGTTCTATAGATTAACATCGCATCTTCAGCCAAAACTAATTGTTTCCAAATACGTCTTGCTTTTTCCAACATTGATGTACCATAAGGTAATTTTCTATCATCACCTAAAAGTCTAAAGTGTGCAACTTCCCAAGTGTTAAACTCTGTATTTTTTTCTTTCCAACTAAATTTTAAAGATTTTTGTTTGATGTTCGGAACCGCAGAAAAAGTTCTTGTTTCCATACCCCTTTCAATCCTTTCGATTTCAATATTTGGTAATTGTAAACATCCTATTACCCCTCTTTCTTCATCAAGTTTTAAATAAACAAAATTATCACCGTACTTACACATATTTCTTATCCACATTGGTAAGTTTGTGTTGATATCTAATCTATTAATGAATAAATCAACAATAATAGATTTGATTCTTTTTGATTCAGAATAAACTTGTAAAACATAACCATCTTGATTTGGAGTTGTAGACTCTTCCGCGTAGATATCTAACGCTGTAGAGATTTCTGGTGTGTATTCCATTGACTCGTAATCATAAAAAGCCGCAATTCTTGTTGGTTCGTAATAAATTGCCTGAGTATAAAGATTATTCTCAATTTTACCCCACTGATTACTTAAAAATAATGATTGTTGTTGTTGGAGTTTTTCTTTATCGTACTCCTGTTTACTTGTTGTTCTAAGGAGTTCTTGTTTATCTAACTTATAAGAAGGTTGACCCATCCCCAATAATGAGTTGGGACCAAAGGTTTGGGATAACCTTTGCCAAACCGTTAGATTTTGATTATTATTTTCCATATTAAAAGTTTAACTATAGAGATAAATATTTCAATAGTTAGTTATGGACAAGTTTCTACACTATCAATATATCCATAAAGATCCGTGTGTACAACATAGTATGTTGGATTAACATAAACAATCCAGTACTCCGGTCCTGAAAATAATTGTGTTGCACATGTTGGGTATCCCGTATTTGTCAAATAAACAGGTTCACCAACATTTAATGATAAAATGTATCCTAACATTCCATTACTTGTCGCACCTGTTAAAATTTTATCTATTCCTATACAAGCATCACTTAA